TTCATCCCAATTCCAATGGCCATGATTGACGTCGGATACGAACGTTTGGACCAGTATGTCAGAACGCTGTTGTCTGAATCCATCGCATACGGCTGCGAATACGGCGCGATCAAAGGCACCGGCAAAGATATGCCAATCGGTATGACAAAACAAGTCGGCGCGGGCGTGTCCGTCACCGGCGGCGTGTATCCAGACAAACCAAAACAGTTAGTCGCCGACTTTGACGCAAAAACTCTGGGCGGCCTCGTTGCGAAAATCACGCAGAAGGGGAAACGGCAAGCAAAACAGCTTGCGCTCGTCGTGAATGCCGGAGATTACTATTCAAAAATCATGCCGGCTACAACCTTGATGTCACCTAGCGGCACCTATGTCAGCAATGTGTTGCCAATCCCGGATATCCAGATCATCCCGTCTACACAGATGGATGCAGGCAAGGCCGTGATTGGGGACTTGTCTAAATATTTCTTTGGCATTGGCGCAGGCACCAACGGCGGCCGCATGGAATACTCTGATCAGTATCAGTTCCTCGAAGATAACCGCGTCTATAAGACCAAGCTTTACGGCGCAGGCAAAGCGCTGGATAATGACGCCTTCCAGCTGTTAGATATTTCAAAACTCAACCCGCTGGTCTACTCTGTCAAGAACATCACGACAACAACGACTACTGAAACTTCAACAGGAGAATAAAGGAAGGAGCGTGACTAAATGGCATTACCGGGCGGACTGTTAGAGGACACGAAAAAATATCTGGAAATCACATGGACAGATGCGGACACCGACGGCAAGCTGTCCGGCATGCTGTCACGAAGTATGGCATGGGTTGACCGGCTGGCCGGGAAAGCCAATGACTACACGCAGGAAGGCCCGGCGCGTGAATTGCTTTTTTCGCGCGTCCGGTACGACCGCGCCGGTGCACTGGCTGATTTTGACAAAGACTTTCGCGCAGAAATCAGAGATTTTCAGAACGATGCGCTAATTGAAAACGAGGTGCTTGACGATGAAGCTGAGCAATGATAGCAACCAGACTTTCAACGACGGCACCGTTAAAATTTGCGTTGAAAAAAATGTCGCCGAACCGGGGGACATGCCGCGGATTGAGCTGGCCGAAATGTACACATTGCACTTTCGCGAAATGACAAACACCGTCGAGCGGCGTTTTGAAGCGAAAACAATTGACATTATCAGCGACAGGAAAATCCGTGTGCCCTACGTCAAAGGCGTCACCAAAAACATGACAGCGAAAGTCACAGACGACACCGGGGCGGACGCTGAGTACCGTGTGACCGATGTGATCAAGATCACGCAGACGACGCCGCCGGTGCTGGATTTATCGCTGGAAAAGCGGGGTGAAGAATCGTGAAGTATGAGCAGTTGAAAAACTTAAAAAAGGAGCTGGTAAGCATTGGACAAAGCCACAACATCAAAGTTTGTCACTTTTTTAATGACGCCCCTAAGGGAAATTTTATCGTTTGGAGCGAGGACGACACGACGCGCGCATTCGGTGACGGAATGGCTATCAAAAAAACGGTCCAAGGTACCGTTGATTACTTCACGAAAACAGAGTATGACCCAATCGTTGATGAAATTGACGACGCCCTTCAGGGCGTTGATCTAGCGTTTCTGGACGACGGCCCGACCATCGACTACGAAACCACCACCGGCTACATTCATTATCAATGGATTTTCGAGGTGATGTAATGGCAAACATTTCTTTTAAAATCGACGTCACAGAATTTCAGACCATGCTGAACAATTTGGACGCGGCGGCCGACCATCTGGCCAAGCGCGCTATTTTCGAGGGCGCAAGGGTCGCGGCGGCTGAAGTCAAGGCACAGATCGAAGCGATACCTGAAGACAACTACCGCTATTTAAGCGATGGTGACAGATTCGCATACATCACGCCAGAGGAAAAGCGCGGACTGCTTGACAGCATGGGGATCCCGAAAATGGATGGCGACGCGTTAAACGGCTGGAATACAAAAATAGGTTTTGACGGCTACGCTGAGGGCACGAAAAAAACAAAACGCTACCCGCGGGGCACGCCAAACGCACTGGTGGCGCGGTCGCTGGAAATTGGCACGACGGTGCGAATGAAATACCCATTCATGCGCCGCGCGGTTAACCGCTGCAGAAAAACAGTTGTCGAAGCGATGGACCGGCGACTGAATGAAGATATCAGGACCATCGCAAAATAAGAAAAGAGAGGTAAGAAATTATGGCATTACCAAAATATAAAGACGAAAAAGCATTCGTTAACGTCATTAGACCGGTTTACGCGGTTTTGAATGTCGAGGACGAAGATTCATCTAAATGCACATACGGAGACGTCAAAGCGATTGCTCCGGCCATGTCCATCAAGACTGATCCGGATATCGCAGAAGATACGCTGTACGGGGACGGAGCCGCCCGCGAAAATTCGACATCAAAAGGAAAAACATCCATTGAAATTGCCGTCAACACCACTTCGCTTGAATTCCAGGCAGAAGCCTTCGGCCACACCTACGAAAACGGCGTGCTGGTTGATAAAGGTGCTGATTCCGCGCCTTACCTGGCAGTCGGGTTTGCACTTGAAAAATCAAACGGCAAACATCGCTGTTATTGGTTCTTAAAAGGACGTTTTGCAGAAAACGGCGTTGACGTCAAGCAGAAAGAAAACAAGGTCGAATTCTCAACCCCGACCATCAAGGGCAACTTCCTTGACCGAGCAGATGGCTATCGCAAAGTTATTTTCGACGAAGACGACGCAAACGCAGCCCAGTCACCGTGGACCAGCTACGAAGATTTTCTATCAGCCGTTCCTACAAAAATTTCAACGACAAAAGTTTCTGGCTGAGCCGTAAAGCAAGGGGGAACGCTGAATGAAAAAAGTCGAACGGTATGAAACTGTTTTAAATCGCGGACTGAAAGATGAACGCCGCATTGAAATGCCCCGGCATACCGCCGGGGACGTTTGGACCGCTATGGAAATTCGCAGGAAAATTCTGGAGATTTCCACGAAGTCTGAATTTGAGGAAATGATCAAGCAGACAGTTGATTTGTGGAAAGGCAAATTGACGTTTGACGACATCATGGACGGCTTGGATTCAAACGAGTTGATGTCTTGGATTACAGACAGCTGCGATTTCATCATCAACAAAACGGTAGGATCGTATGACGATCTAGTTGATCTGTCCGTCGAAGAGACACAAAAAACCAAAAAAAATAAAAAAAAATAAAAACCGCGCCGGGGAATTCACACGAAGACCCCGGCGTTTTTTTGGATACTAGCGAAAAACACGACGTCACCGAGTGGCTGGAGGCCGTGCACAATTGGTATTTGTCGGTATATGCCGGACTAATGGCACAAGGCTATAAGTTAGGTGAAATTGACACAATGGATATCTGCCGACACGGTGAGATCATGCAATTCGTGAAAAAACAGAAAATCGAAGAAGAAAAGCAAAAAGAAATTGATGAAGAAAACGCAAAGAAAGAAAGACTGATTCAATTTCTAGGTTAAAAAAGGAGAGGTAAAAAATGGCCGGAGCATCCTACAGTATTGGACCGCGAATCAAAATTGACGGCGAAAAGGAATTCCGTCAATCCATCCGGGCCATTAACGCAGAATATCGGAATTTGGTCGCGCAGATGGACGCGACAAAAGCCGCGTTTGCTGGTCAAGAAAAAAGTGAGAAATCACTAACACAGCAAAAAGCGATACTGACTAAGCAAATCGATCAGCAACGCGAAAAGCTAAAAGAAGAACAAGAACAACTAGCAAGGTACGAGAAGTATTTAAAGGACAACAACGACACCACCAAGAAATCGGCTGAGAATGTATCAAAATACAATGAAGTCATTGCACAGTCGAAAACTGAGCTATCCAAGCTGCAAGTTGAGCTGCAAAACGTCAACAAAAATTTAGCACTGAGCCAGTCCAAGTGGACGGCGTTTAGCCAGAAAATGCAAGAGGTTTCCGACAAAACCGGAAAGCTGGGCAAGTCCTTTTCGACGGTGGGCGGTGTCCTGACTAAAACCGTAACCGCACCGATTGTGGCCGTGGGTGCCGGAGCCGTAAAGTCCGCGACTGAAGTCGAAGGCGGCATGAACCGGATCATCAAAATCACCGGCGCGACCGGTAAGACGGCGGCGTCATTGCGGACGGCCTACGAAGGCGCGGCGAAAAGTGTCAGCGGATCGCTGGACGATATCGCAACGGCGGTCGGTGAGGTACATCAAAGACTGAACCTAAACGGGAAAGACGCACAGAAAGCCGCTGAGCAGTTCGTGAAGTTCGCCAAGGTCACCGACACCGACGTTGGGGACGCTATCCAAAAAGTCACCCGCATGATGGGTGATGCCAACATTCCGGCGAAACAATATAGCAAGGTTTTGGATTACTTGACAAAGGCGAGCCAAAAAACCGGCACAAGCGTTGACGATTTAGCCGAAGCAGTCACGCGGTACGGCGCGCCAATGCGGCAGTTGGGTGTGTCCACGCAGCAATCCATTGCTATGTTTGCTAACTGGGAAAAGGCCGGGGTTACGACCGAAAAAGCTTTTGCGGGTATGCGAATTGCTATATCCAGTTGGATGAAAGACGGCAAGGACGCCGGAACTGAATTCCAAAAAACCGTAAAAGGCATCCAAGACGGCACTATTTCCACGGCACAAGCCATGGAAATTTTCGGCAAAAAAGGCGGCCCGGACATGATCGATGCGATCAAGCAGGGACGTTTTAACTTGGACGACTTCACGAAGTCGCTAGGGAACACCAAGGGCGCGTTAAACGAGACTTACAAAAATTCACTGTCCAATAGCGATAAGCTGAAATTGGAAATGAACAAGTTGAAAGTTTCGTCCGCCGGTTTTGGTGCGTCCATCCTGAAATCGACCATGCCAGCCATAACGCGAACGCTGGATTCCGTTTCAAAGCTGGCCGAAAAGTTTAGCAAATTGCCGCAGCCGGTGCAGGATTCAATCATCAAGTTTGGCCTTTTCGCGGCGGCACTAGGCCCGGTGGCCAGCGGCATGGGCCATGTGTTTACAAACGCGCAGAAAGTTGCGGACGTGCTAGGCACCATTGGCGAAAAAATGGCCGCGAAAGAGGTGGCCGGACTGGGCACAGCGGCGACCAACGCGACGCCGGCCCTTGAGGGTGCGGCAGGTGCAGCGGGAACGCTTGGCGAAACCGCAGCCGGGACCGGTGCATCGACGGCGGTACTCGGCGCGTCGCTGGGGTCCATTGCGACGGTCGCGCTGCCTGTCGCAGGCGGTGTCGCAGCCATCGCGCTGGCGGTCAAAAGCTACAAAGACCAACAGGACGAAGCAAACAAAGCGACGGACAACGCTGTGCAGAAAGCCGACACTTTACTCGGCTCTATTGGCAGCTTAAAAGGCAAGCTTGATGAGCTTGACGCTTCATACAGCAAGCAAGTCGGATCAGCGAACGCTAATGCAACCACAGCGCGAAGCATGAATGATGAGCTTCAAAAGTTGATTGCAACGCAAGGCACAACGGCAGCCGGACAAGCGAAAATCAAAGCGTTGGTCGACAATTTAAATCAAGTAGTTCCGAGCTTGAATTTGCACTATGATGATCAGCACAACAAGTTGAATTTGACCAATGATGCAATTAAGCAGCACATCGATAATCTGCAAGAAGAAGCCAAAAAAGAAGCAGCTTATCAAATGATGGTGCAAGCTTACAAAGACCAATACAAGCTCGACGAAAAGCAAGCTGAAGCATCACATAAATTAAGTCAGCAAAAAAATCAGTTAGCAAAAGACCAAAGCAAATTAAATCAGCTTTTACATGACGGCACCGGTGGAATGGCTGCACATGGCGAAGAAATCAGAAAGTTGCAAAACAAAATTGATAAAGAACGTGAAGCCATCGCCAAAAACAAAAAAGCCAAAAAAGAAAGTGCTGAAGAATCTGAAAAGGCGGCGCTGAAAGTTAAAGCTGCTAGTATGGTTGAATCGGGCCAAGTAAAAAACCTACAAGATGCATACAAAAAGCTTGAAGAACAGACAAAAGGCTCCGGTGATAGGCGAGTAGATGATTCTAAGCCAAGTAAAAAGAAGCAAAAAGAAGCGCAGCAGGAAAGTTGGCATTATGGTCAAATAATGGGGCAAAGTGTCAATAAGGGCTATTACACCGGATTAGGTAATCCCAACAAATGGGGATCCGATTTAGTAAAAGGTCTCGGTGGTGGCATCACGTCTGGCTTGGGCTGGTTGGGCAAACAAGCTGAAAAGGCTGCTAAAGTCATTCAGAAAAAACTGCATCACTCCACCCCAGACGAAGGGCCACTGGCAGACGATGACACCTATATGCCAGATATGATGATGATGTTCGCAAAGGGCATCACTGACAACACGAAATATTTGGAAAAGGCATCAACCAGCGCGGCAAGCATTGTTTCACGAAATCTCTCGGCTATCAATCCAACTACACCGAAAATTTCGGCACCGACCGTGTCAACACAAAGCAGTGGCAATTCTGCACAAAAGCAGGTGCAGTCCTACGCCAACGCGTTTTCGGCGCAACGGCCAGCCGCGCAGCAATCCGGCCAGACAGTCGGTACGGCGGCGGTCAACGGTGTGTCTACGGTAACCGCGAAAATCAAACAGACCGGCGCGGCGCAAGGCCAAGGCTACGCGCTGCAAGTTCGTAACACGCAACCACAGGCCACGAGCGCAGGGGTCTATGTCGCGTCTGGTGCGAATACCGGTATCAGTATGCTGACCAGCTCAGTCCGTGCATCTGGCAACTCCCACGGCGCGACCTACGTCACCGCGGTGCGCAGCCACCGGGCAGGCGCGTACAGCTCCGGCGTCTTCGTGTCGCAAGGGCTAGATCAGGGGATTGCGTCACAGGTCCCACAGGTCCGGACGACCACAAACAATTTGGTTACCGCGGTCAAGAACACTTTCGTGAAGGGCTTGGGAATCCACTCCCCGGCGCGAGTGACCTATGACTACGGGCGGTTTACCGGTTTAGGTTTTATCAATGGGCTGAATTCAACCCAATTAGGCAAATTCACGCGCTCAACGGTCAACGACATGAAGGGCGCTTTTGCAAAGTCGCATTTTAGCACCGATGTAAATGTCGATTATTTGGACAATTACACGCCGTCAGAGGTCGCGTGGATGCGAAAATTTGACGGCGGCTCAGTGGTCAACGGGACCGACGGCGGCAAGGGCGGACGTTTCGTCAACAACATGCTGCGATTGGTCAACGATGATTCGCACGGCTACTCGCAGTCTAACCGCTGGGGTCCGGACTACGACTGTTCATCATCAATCATCACCGCATTAAAATGGGCGGGGTTTGATACCGGGAACGCCTCGTACACCGGCAACATGTCAGCCGAATTGACCAAGCACGGCTGGGAACGATTGCCATACAAGAACCCCAAGCGCGGCGACATCCTGCTCAACGACGCAACGCACGTTGAAGTGTCGCGGGGCGATGGCTACAACGCCGGCTTCCACAGCGCGCACGGCCACCCCGAAGCGGGCGACCAGGCGCACGAAGCTTACGTCGGGCGCGATCCTGGGCACTGGGCCGCAATTCTCCGTTAAAAGAATGGCTTTGGC